TAGGACCTTCAATGATGATCTGCCGTCTTCCGCTTACTCCGCCACTGGAGAAGATGGCCGAAAGGATCTGAATCGTATTGCCTAACGTGCCCATCCTCATCAGTAACCACCTCCGTAATTGACATGTCCCTGGGAAATCAGTTTAGCCAGTTTATAGGCGATGCGGTCTATATCAGCTTCCTCCCGGACATAGAATGTATTGCCTTTGACGACGACCGGGCCGCCTGCCGGCATGCTGCCATCCAGCTTATTCTGAATCATGCGTTCAGTCGTAGCATGTGGATAGATACGGCTTCCCTGCGGCAGGTCTACGATTTCGCCGCCCCGTTCATTGATTTCTGTCCAGCCACCGGAATAATAGGACGAGCCGGATGCGTTGTGCCCGAGCGGGAAAATAGATGAAAACGCACTGTCTAACGGTCCCGAACCACCGAACGTAGGGACGGATGCTGCTGCAGAGCCTAATTCCGTCAGTTTATCTGCAGCAGAACTGGCAAGCCCTGCCAAAGGCTGGCAAACATTGCTATCAAACCAGCTGCAGAAATCAGCCCAGGCATTTTCTGCATTGACGCAGGCTTCGGAAAAACTATTCACGATTCCCTGCCCTGTGTATTCAGCTCCCTGCTGGATATCGTCCCAGGTATCACTGGCCCAGTCATTCAGGCTGTCCAGTTTTTGCCCTGCCGATGTCTTCATATCCTCCCATGCCTGGCTCATTTTCTGCGCCATGTCCTGTACATCAGCATCAAACCGTGGCCCCATGCTGGAAAAATCAGCTTTCATTTCAGACAGGGCACGGGAGAATGGCTGTTTCATCTGATTCCAGTCAATCCGTGCGAACGCATCGCCGAGTTTTTCGCCCAGGAGACCGCCTCCTATCCCGCCGGCTAAACCGCCTATGGCAGCGCCGACAGGCCCAGCCAAACTCCCGGCCATAGCTCCTAGTTTCGCACCGCCGAGCCATCCTAGTCCGCCACCAACGGCGCCGCTTATCGCTGCACCTCGTTCTTCTTCCGGGGCATACGCAACGTTCAGCGCAGAGCCAGCCAGATACGTCAATCCGCCCAATACAGGAAGCCGTCTCATCACGCCTCCGATGCGGGACGATGACGGCGTCTTCGTTTTAGATGGCGTCTTTGTCCCTGGAGTTCCCGGTACTTGAGTGGAAGGCGTATTCGATGGCGATTCCTTTCCATTTACAATGACGATCCTGGCTGATACCATCATATCTTTTACGCCTGTTGTACTTGATTCCGGTCCTGCAGGCGGCTTCGATGATTTCGTTATCAGCCCCTGGACGGAACTGCGTACTTTTTGTGCTAAGTCATATAGTTTCTTCAGCCCGAATGCCAAGGCACCTCCTGCCAGTACAGACCCGATACCATCAAAGGCAAGGAACTTATCTTTCAGATCTTTTATTCCTTCTCCTATCAGTGACAGGACGGACCGGGCCCCCAGACCATGTTCCTCAACCACTCCACTGAAATCGCTCAAAAGCTTGTCGGCTTCCTTCACGAAGTCACGCAGGCCATTACTGGTATTGCCTTTCATCAGTGACATGGTAAAGGCATCCCAGTCCCCGGACAGATATTCCAGATCACCGGCCAGATTATCCAGACGGATATCAGCCATTTTCTTTGCTGCCCCTGCCGAATTATCAATAGAATCAGCCAGTGAATTGAACTTGTCATCCGATTCATTAACAATGCCCAAAAGCCCTGACATGGCTTCCTGCCCCGCCAGCGCTGACGCTACCTGCGCCTGTTCTGCCGGTGTCAGCTGTTTGAACCCATTCCGTATATCTACCAGGATATCCCGCAGAGGTCGCATATTACCAGCGGAATCGGTAATAGAGAGACCCAGTGTCTGCATTGCTTCCGCCGAATCTTTAGTTGGCGATGCCAGACGGGTCAGGAGTGCCCTCAGGCTGGTACCGGCCTGTTCACCTTTGATACCGGCATCCGCCATGGCACCGATAGCCAGGGCCGTGTCCTGGATGGTATACCCCAGGGCACCGGCCAACGGAGCGACATACTGGAACGTATAGCCCATTTTGCCGACATTGGTATTGGAACTGGTCGCCGTGGCCGCCAGGACATCAGAAAACATGGTGGCATCTGACGCTGCCAGCTTGAACGATGTCATAGCATCCGTCACGATATCCGATACACGCCCCAGGTCTTCACCGGAAGCAGCGGCCAGATTCATGACACCGGGAAGGCCGGCAATCATTTCATCTGATTTCCACCCTGCCATGCCCATGTATTCCAGAGCCTGCGCCGATTCTTTTGCCGAGAATTTCGTTTCGGCGCCCATCTTCATGGCAGCATCGGTCAGACGCTGGAATTCGTCTTCTGTCGCCCCGGAAATGGCCTTTACGGCACTCATTTCCTGCTCGAAGTCCATATAACCTTTAACAGCGTCATAGATACCAAATCCGATACCTGCGGCCCCTGCCATCTGCATACTGGTGCCCATGAGCATTCCGCCGGCCATGCCAGACATGGCGTTCTTCATATCCTGCAGGCCCTTGTCTTTCATAGCATTGGCCCTCACATTCAGGGCAACCGTATACGCTTTCCCTTTCAGGCCATTCAATTCTGCCTTAACTTTGCGTATCTGCTCCGTCGCGTTGTCTTTTGCCCGGATAGTTGCTTCATACGTGCCGCGGATGCCCTGGAAGGACCGTTTGGCTTTATCCGCCTGCTGGGCCGCCCGTGACGCCGCCGTTCCTGCCTTCCCCATTCCGGCCGCAACATTGTCCGTTGCAATGCCTGCATCCTTTAATGTACCTGTCAGGCCCCTGAAACCGGACCGTGCTTTATTGACCTGTGCCGTGAACTGGTCCTTGAGTTCCAGTGTAGCGCTCAGTATGTAATTGCTCATAGCATCCGGTCTCCTCTCACTTTTAATGGCAGCAGTATCAGCCGCTCCTGCCGTTCCTGTTCATGCATCATGGCCTGATAGCAGAATATCTTTTCCACTGGATCCAGATGGAAGAACCAGTCCAGTGTATGACCCCTGAGAACCAGAAAAGCGGCCGTAGCCGCTTCCCAGTTCTCCTCAATCAGTTTTTTACTTCTTCATGTACCTTTGCTTCGATATTTTCTCCGTATCCAGACAGACTGGCTATTTTTCTTGCAATAGCCGGCACTTCCCCGGCGTCAAAGAGCTTATCGACGATATCCGTCGGTTCTGCACAGCCATACGCCTGCTGCAGTGCCGCGTCTTTCAGATTCGGAGCTACGACGCTGTTGAGGATGCAGTATTCATCCCCGCCATCCGACATATCGATAATGTCGGCCATCAGGCTCCCAGACATTTTCTTTACGGTCATTACCCCGACGCTGGTAGTGATATCAAATGTTTCCTGTTTCTTCTGCTCGATTTTTTCTTTCTGATTAATCAGATCCTGCACACTAACTGCCATGTTTCCACTCTCCTTATTCTACGGTTTCGATGAACCGTGCGTCTTCCGGTGTAAATCCGAAGGGATATTCTTTTTCTACGACTTTCCCTTTTTCGAAGGACATAAGGTCCAGCTTATTGAACCAGACGTTATCCAGCGATACACGTTCTTTCTGGGCGTCAATCATGTCCGGGTCCTCCAAGAGACCTACCAGGGTCGTGCGGGGATCGTGCCCAGCCTTCCAGTCCTCCAGGAACTTATTCAGATTACGGTTGATGACGCTCTTGATGGTGATGGAGCCACTGCCTTTCAGTGCTACGACTTTACTGTCCACACTGTTACCGATAAGCACGTCTTCACGCTGTGGCTCTACGTTTACCTCAAACTTTTCGATTTCAAAAAGCAATTCATTGTCCCACCATACCTTGCCGTGGGACCCGTTCCAGCGTCTACGACCTCGATACTGCACATCAAATGGGCTTCTTGCCATTTATAAGACCTCCTTACAGGGTAAAATCAATCGTCAGATTTTCCATAGCATCTACGAGACGGATATTGCCGACCAGAGCAACCGTATCACCGGTATTGTACTGGCGAATTTCCATGACCGACATCGTTGTCGGATCATCGCCGTGAAGCTTGGCATAATTGCTCTGATACTGTTCGTTGATGTCAACTGTATTATCTGCATCGGCATCCAGTACGTTCCCTTTGATTTCTGAGAAATAGACCAGGATGGCCGAAATGAACAGCATCTTATGGTTGTAGTCGTTGATGACCTTGCCGACATAATATTTCTTGAACGTATCCCGGATATCATCGGTAATCATGTCCATGCCTTCAATGATTTTAATCTTACGGAATTCTTCACCTTTGTCCGTGGTGAAGGTCGTAAGGGAATTGCAGGCGCGGGCAATCTTGACGCCATCGCCGTCCTGTTCATCAATCAGGAGCAGTTCGCCTTTATCAATCAGTGTATCGATATCTTCGTAGACCTCTACGCTTTCGACTTCCGTCAGCTTAAAGTACGTAGCGCTGCGGTCCAGAGACAGTCCTGCCAAAATACCAGCAATTCGGGCTGTATACTGTAACGACGTATACGTTGTATAGACAGGATTGCCAGAGCTGTCGGTATCAGTCTGCACCTTGATATCGTTCGTGCAGAAGTTGACAACACCTTCATGGTCGGCGGCCTGTTCAGACAATACGGCCTTGAAAGTTTTCCGTTTCGTCGTGCGCTGCGTCTTAATCCAAGATGCCAGGTCATTCTGTTCCTGCGTCGTGGATGTCGGGGCACAGAGCCAGTTCCATTTGATATTGGCCAGCATCTTGAGGACGTTGGCCTGTGTCTTAGTCGCTCCTTCTACAGTGGAAAGGGGCAGTGTATATACCAGGACCCGGAGCGGCGTCCCGAGCAGACATTTCTTGATAAGGTCTACGTTTTCATCGGTAAGACCCGTTTCCGGGATATCCGATACGTCCCGGATCGTGTAGTTATGGATTTCATCTTTCGATTCATTGTGGAGGATCATCGCAACGATCCCCATGGCACTCCGTTTAATAGCTGTCGTGCCTTTCGTACGGAAATTAATCAGTACCTGCGGCAGACCGAATAATTCCTGTTCCTGTGCTGGCATAGCCTATTCCTCCTCTGTCAGATCAGTCCCGTTCACCTGCAACTGCATCGACTGCATCAGTTCATACTGGACACGGCCGGCTTCTTCATCGGTCCAGGCGTCACGGAAATCAAGATTAAAAATATAATGCAGGATGTCATCCACGACAGTCATCTCTGCATCCAAAATAGTGATGTGCCGGTCCATAATGGCCAGCACCGGCCGGATTGT